AGACTTAAACCCGTAGATCGAAAAAAGGCCAAGCGGCCGCTGCTGATCGATCGCTTGCCGAGGAAGATGCAGGACCGCATCCGCGCCGAGCGTGTTGCGGGAAAGACGTGGCTGGAAATCGAGCAGGAGTCGCCAACCTGGAAGTATTGGAAAAAGGTCCCGGCAGGGGTACGGAAGCTTTTCTCCGCCCACCCACGCACCGAGGATCCTTCCCTGCGCTCAGGACACGCTGAAATCGCGAGGGTGGGGTACCCCCTCAAGGATTGTCATCCCGAACGGAGTGAGGGATCTGTAGTTGGGCCCCATCCTATGCCCGGCGACGCCGTCATCTACCGGCTTCCACACACCAACCTGTGCCGCTGGTACGACCACCGGGTCGAGCAGGTCTTGCGCGATGAGCAGAAGCGCGCCGCGGCGGCGCACGCCGCCGCCGACAAGGTCGCTGCGCGCGGCTTTAAGAACTTAACGGCAAGCGTTAAGCACGCCCTGGGCGAAGCCGTCTTCGAAGTAATGAATGCCCGCGAGGATCCCGAAAAGATTGTGGCCGCACTTACCGGGTTGGGCCACCTGCTGGCGAAGCTCGACCGGAACGAAATCGCAAGCCGGCGTGTTCGGCTTCTGGAGGAAGAGGCCGAACGCAAGAAGAAGCAGTTCGAACGAGAAACCAATGACGCAGCGCGCAAACTCGAAAAGGGCCGGTCGCTCACCATCGACGACATCAACCGTATCCGTGAGCGTACCTTCGGACTCCCGCCCATTGAGCGAGAAGCTACCGCCAGCCATCCAGCTTAGGCCGTATCAGAGGCGCTGGATCGACGACGAGTCGCGGTTCAAGGGCGCGGTGAAGTCCGCCCGCATCGGCTACTCCTATGCCACCGGCCTGGAGGCCATCTTCGACTGCCTGGAGCATCCCACCACCTGGACCGTACTCAGCGCTTCGAAAGCGCAGTCGATCGAGTTTGTCGAGCAGGCTTCGAAAAATATCCAGGCGGTGGGCGCAGTCGCGCAGTTGTATCAGGACTGGTTCGTCGACGCGCTGGGCGCCACCGACATTCTGGTGCAGCGCATCCAGTTTTCCAACGGCTCGCGCATCATGGCGCTGCCTGCCAATCCGCGCACCGCGCGCGGCTATCCGGGCAACGCAATACTGGACGAATTCGCCCACCACGAAGACTCTTACGCAATCTGGGCGGCCGTGACACGCCAGGTGGCGCTCGGCCACAAACTGCGCGCGCTGTCTACTCCCAACGGCGAGCAGGGCAAGTTCTACGACCTGGCGAAAGAGTTTGGCCTGTCCGATGGCATGGCGCCCCAATCGAATCCGATGCGCATCGGCGACTGGTCCTGGCATTGGGTTGATGTCCACCTGGCGGTAAAGGAAGGCTGCCCGATCGACGTGGCGGCGATGCGCGACCTGATCAAAGACGAAGACACGTTCCAGCAGGAATTCCTCTGCGTCTTCCTCAAAGCCGCGGGCGCCTGGCTGTCGATCGAGCTGTTGGCCATGGCCGAGGACGCCGGCGCCACCATCGATTGGCCGGCCGAGTACCAGCCGCTCGGTCCTCTTTATGCTGGCATCGACGTGGCCCGCGATCACGACAAGAGTGTCCTCTGGCTCGATGAACGCCTGGGCGATGTGGCCTGGACGCGCCTGGTGCTTCCCCTCCACGCCACGCCGTTCCCCCAGCAGCACAAGCTCTATCAACCATGGGTGCAGATGGCGACCCGCACCGCGATCGACTCTACCGGCATGGGCATCGCGCTCTATGACTACCTCGCCGAGTCGTGTCCTGGCCGCGTGATGGGCATCAACTTCGCCGGCACCAACGATGCGGGCGTGAAGCTGAAGACGGATCTCGCTATCCGGCTCAAGAAGCGCTTCGAACTGCACCTGGACCGCATTCCTGCCAGCCCCGACATACGCCAGGCGCTGCTGGCGATCAAGCGCGAAAGCACGGCCACCGGAGTGAAGTTCGACGCGCCCCGGATCGAGGTCGATACCCCTAGCGTCGGCGGACCGCGGAAGAAACTGACGGCTCACGCCGATGAATTCTGGGCGAAAGCCCTGGCCGACCTGGCGGCGGAACATGCCGCGGGCGGGATCGTTGATTTCTGGAAGGAAGAGGCAAACACCTACCACAGAGACGCAGAGACACAGAGAAAAGCATTTGGGATTGGGGATTTCGGATTTGGGAGTTTGGCGGCTACACCGGACAGCGTATTGGGGGCCGAAATCCGAAATCCAAATTCCTAATTCTTAAATTCTCTGCGTCTCTGCGTCTCTGCGCTGGGTGTTAAAGGTTAAATGGACATCGACATCCAACCCGGAGTAATCGCGCGAGTGGCGGGAATACTTCGCGACAAACTGGAGCAGTGGTTTCCGCCGTTGCGGCCGCTGCCCCGGGTGGCGCCTCAGGGCACGCCCCCGCGGCGCTTCGACTACGAAGTCGGCGTCAACATCCAGATCCAGCCGAAGCTGTCGGTGCATTGGCAGCTCCGCGAACTGGCCGACAACTACGACCTCCTAAGGCTGGTGATCGAGACTTTCAAAGATCACCTGGTCAAGATTCCGTGGGTGATCCGGCCGATCGCAGCGCCCGGCCAGAAACGGCCTAAGGCGACCGGCGATCCGCGAATTGGAAAGCTCACGGCGCTATTCAATTGTCCTGATGGCGAGCAGCCCTGGGACCTCTGGTTGCGCGCCCTGCTCGAAGATCTGCTGGTGATCGATGCGCCCGCGATCGAGCCCATTTTGACGCGCGGCGGCGAGCTGGTGCGGCTCGATCTGATCGACGGCGCCACCATCGCGCCCAAGATTGCCTATGACGGGCGCATTCCCAAGCCGCCCGAGGTGGCCTACCAGCAGATTGTGAAGGGTGCGCCCACGGTGGAGTTCACCGCGGACGAGCTGATCTACTATCCGCGCAATCGGCGCACCCACAAGATCTACGGGTTTTCGCCGGTCGAACAGATCCAGGTGCTGGTCAACCTGGCGCTGCGCCGGGAAATGTGGCTGCTGAATTTCTTTACCGAAGGCAGCGTCCCGGAAGCCTATATCTCCGTGCCGGAGACCTGGACGCCCAGCCAGATCAAAGAGGCGCAGGACGCGTTCGACGGCTACCTGGCCGGCAATCTGAAGAACCGCCGCAAGATGATCCTCGGCCCCGGCCGCAGCTCGGGGAACGCCATACAGATGCTGAAGGCGGACGCGATCGGCGGTGACGCCATCCTGGACGAGCTGATCGTGCGCCTCATCTGCTTTGCCTTCGACATCAGCCCGCAGGCGCTGGTGAAGATGATGAACCGCGCCACCGCGCAGACGGCGAAGGCGCAGGCCGCCGAAGAAGGCATGCTGCCGCTGATGATGTACTTCAGCGGCCTGTTCAACCTGATCCTGCGGAAATACTGCCAGGCGCCCGATCTGGAGTTTGCCTGGCGGGACGAAAAAGAAGAAGACACCGGCGCGCAGGCGGAGATCCTCCAGACCTACATTTCCCTGGGCGTAATGACGGTAAACGAAGGCCGCAACGTGCTCGGGCTGGAGCCGGTGGAAGGCGGGAATGTCCCGCTTGTTTATAGCGCACAGGGTCCTGTGCCACTCAGCCAAGCGGGACAGCAACAAGCCACAACCCCGCAGGGCGGGGCACAAGCCGGCGTAGCGCTGGCGTCCTCGCCGGCGGGCCCCGGTTCTGAATCTTGCCCAGGCGGGACCGCCGCCGAGAGCCTGCCCCGAGATGAGCGAGGGGACGGCAGCGCTACGAAACCCGGCCGCACCTCGGGGAACGGGGGACGGGAAACGGGAAACGTACCAGGAGAAACGGGAAACCCGCCGCGGCGAAGCCTCGGCAAAAAAGATGCGGCGCCGGGCTCTTACGAGGCTGTGGCTACCGCGGAGCAGCGTGCGGCCGAAGGCCGCATCCGGGAACTGCTGGCGGTGTTCTTTGCGGAGCAGGCGGCGAAGCTGGTGGAGGCGTATCCCCCCGACGATCGCAAGCCGTTGGACTGGGACGAGGATGCCTGGGCGGGCCTCGCCCCAGCTATCTCCCTCCAGCTAAGAACCGGATTCGAGCAGGCGGCGCAACAGGCTCTCGATGCGCTCCCCATCAGCAAGGACGATTCACCCGAAATCAGCGAGGACGAGCCACTTGACATAAACAAGGATGACCTTTGGAAGAAGGTGCAGCCGCATGCGGCGGAGTTCGCCAACGCGCGTGCTGCCGAGCTCGTCGCTCAGATCGCGGACACCACGCGCAACACAGTCGCGGTGCTGGTACAGAAGTCGCTTGAAGAAGATCTCACTCCCCAGCAGTTCAAGGATGTGGTCGAGCAATATTGGCTGTTCTCTCCTGAGCGAGCGGAGCTTATTGCGGAAACGGAGCTGATAGGGTCGCACACCCGAGGCACGCTCGCGGCCTGGACACAATCCGGTTTGGTCCCCGGCTACAAATGGGTCTGTGATGGGCGCCCCTGCGTGACGTGCGCAGCCAACGGCGCGTCCCGCCCGGTGGAAATAGGCGAACGGTTTCCAAGCGGTCACGACGGCCCACCGGTACACCCCAGATGTCAATGCGCGTTGTCGCCGGTGCTGATTGCCCCAAGAGGACCGAAAAGCCGCCACCGACTCAGGCAGGAAGCGTGGGATGCGCAGAGCGATTTCGAGTTTCCAGATTTCAGCAGCGAAGACAGCGGAAAGAGCAAGAGTGTGAGCGCCGCTGAGAGCCTGCCCCGAGAGGAGCGAGGGGACGGCAGCGCCACCGAACCCGGCCGCTGATTAACGCGGATGAACGCTGATCAGCAAATCCGAATCGGTTTTTCAACCTGCGCCGATCCCGCTCGGGCGGGATCGGTGGCCAAAAGAGGGGGTTGATATGAATTTTCAAAAATTCATCGCCATCACCAAAGTCGATGTGGCGAAGCGGGAGGTTTATGGCGTCGTCACCTCCGAAACGCCGGACAAGGATGGCGAGATCTGCGATTACGCCTCCACCGTGCCGCACTACCAAGCCTGGTCGACGGAGTTCGAGAAGGCGACCGAAGGCAAGTCCAAGGGCAACGTGCGCGAGATGCATTCCCACTCGGCGGTGGGCAAGGTGGCGGAGCTGGTCTGCGACGATGCGGCCAAAACCATTGCGGTGCGCGCGCGCATCGTCGACGACGAAGCCTGGAGGAAGTGCCAGGAAGGCGTCTACACCGGCTTTTCCCACGGCGGCGAATATGTCGGCGAGCTCAAGCCGGAAGGCGCTTATAAGCGTTACACGGCGAAGCCAACGGAAATCTCCCTGGTCGATAACCCGTGCAATCCCGATGCGCACTTCGAGTATGTGAAGCTCGACGGATCTGTGGAGATGCGGAAATTCGTAACACCTAGCGCAGAGACGCAGAGCCGCAGAGAAAACCTTTCGGCCACTGAGAACCGAGAACCGGGAACTGAGAACTTACTTGAAAAGCGGGAGGTTTCCGACCAAGAGCGTGCGCGGCTGGCCGATGAAGGCCACGCTATGCCGGATGGCTCCTACCCCATCGCGAATGTCGAAGACCTGAAAAATGCCATCCAGGCGTACGGCCGGGCGAAAGATCCGGAGGCGGTAAAGCGGCACATCATCCGCCGCGCGAAGGAATTGGGCCACACAGACTTCTTGCCGGCCTCTTGGCCCGGCTCAACGAAGAAGGAGGATGCTATGGACGCAGCCGATCCCGCCATGCGGGGCAAGGCCGGCGCTAAACACTCACAGGAAACCCTGGCGACTCTGCGGCAAATGCAGAAATCGCTGGAGGACCACCACGCCGCGCACATGACGCACCACCAGGCGCACATCGACCACTACACCGAAATGGAGAAATGCTTCGGCAAATTATTCGGAGATAGCGACGGCAAAGATGGCGACGGTGCGGAGAAGGCTGTCCCGCTGAGCGGGACCGAACTCGCCAAAGTCAGCGGCGAGCGGGACGCGCTGAAGGCCGAACTGCAAAGGGCTGAAGGCACGCTGAAGGAGGTGAACGAAAAGCTCGCGAAGCTTCTGGCCGAACCGCGGCCAGCTAAAGCGGCCAAGAACACCGTCGCGATAAGCAAAGACGAAGACGTAGCCGGAGGCGCGTCTAAAGCGCCACAAGGCAAGCCTGGCCCGACTGGCGACAAGGACGTTTTGAAGGCCTGTTTGGCGCAGCCGATCGGCAGCTGAGCGAAAAGATTTTGGCCGGAGGTTAGGGCCGCAGATTTTCGCTGATCTGCGCTGATCTGCGCAAATCAGCGGCAAAGGAGCAAATTATGCAAGTGCCAACGAACATATCGTCGCCGCTGGCGCCTCCACATTTGAGCCAGACCACGCGGCTGCTCGAAGACCGGGTGCAGGATCTGGAGGCGCTCCTGGTCGATCATTTGACCGACGGCCTGAGCATTAACGGTGCGTCGATTTCACCGCTGGCTCTGCCGGCGGCGCCCACGGTGAGTCCTACCGGGGGAGCATCCGGCAGCTATTCGTACATCGTGGTGGCGACCGGCGTGCCCGGTGGCTTCTCGCCGTCCGCGGCCGGTTCGACTTCGAGCGGCCCAACTACGTTGAGCAGCAGTGCATACAACACGGTGAGCTGGACAGCAGTGCCGAACGCCACCGGCTACATCATCTACCGCAGCGTCGGCGGGACGACCCAAGGCAAAATCGCCGCCGTAGCTACAGGCACCGTTAGCCTGGTCGATAACGGCCTGGCCGGCGATGGGACAACGGCGCCGAGTGCGAACACCACCGGCTGCTTCATTGGCACGGTGATCGAACCGCCGACCCAATACACCGCTGCCGGCGCGCTCAATCCGGCCGCGGGCTACGCGTACCTGAACGGCAGCTCGGCGCAGGCCATGACGCTGATCGCGCCCAAGGCCGGAGCGCCCAGCCAGGGCGGCATGGACGGCGTAGCTCTGACCGTCTTCGATACCGTGGGCAAGGCCCACACCATCGCCTGCCCGGCGAACAAGATCAACGGCAACAAAACCACCGCGACGTTTTCCGGCACCGCGGCCGCAAATATCACGTTGGTCGCCCTGGGCGGAATCTGGTGGGTGTTTGGTACGCAGGTGGGAGTGACGTTGAGTTAAGAAAATCCCCACCCCAAGCGCGGCGGACCGCGCTTGAGTGGGGCACCCAGCTAAAGCAGTCGTTGGTCGTTGGTCGTCGGTCTTTGGCCAACGGCCGAGGGCCAACGATCAACGGCAGATTTTGTAGCACCTCCGGGGCTCCGGAGCACTTTGAACAGAAGGAGCGATATATGTTGGGGAATCTTACACAGCAGACCATGGAGCTGCTGAGAAAGCTCCAGAGCGACCCGGTTCTGGAGAAGGCTTACAACACGGTCGGCGTCACCACCGGTTTTGGCGTCGTCAACTACAACCTGGAGCCTTATGCCAAAACGCTGTATCCGGTGATCACGCCGATCCGCAACAAGATCCCGCGCTTTACCGACGACAACGGCGGCAATGCGGTTCACTGGAAGATCATCACCGCGATCAATCCCTCGCGGACCTTCCCCGGCACCACGGAAGGAATTCGCGGCGCCGTGATCGATCAGACGGCCGACGATCGCCTGGCGTCCTTCATACGCTTCTCGCTGGAAAACTCCATCACCGAAGAAGCGATCATGCAGGCGCAGGGCTTTGACAATGCGCTGGCCATCGAGGCGGACAACCTGCTGCGCTCGATGTTCATATGCGAAGAAGAATGGATGCTGGTGGGCAACGCCACCGGTTTGCCGCAGCCGGCAGCGCCGTCGGGCGCGGCCAGCGGCAGCGGCAACACGGTCACCGCGCAAGCCACCTACTGCAAGGTGGTCGCGCTCACCTATGACGGCTGGAGACGAGCCACGCTGGCCAACGGGCTGACTACCACCTTCACCAAAAGCTCCGCGGCCAGCGAGCAGCAGACGGTGAATGGCGGCGCCAGCAAGGTCTCGCCGGCTTCGTCCTCGGTCACACCTACGACCGGGCAGTTGATCACCTGGAGTGTCGCCGCGGTTCCGGGCGCTTTCGGCTATGCCTGGTTTGTGGGAGCCTCCAGTGCGGCCGGCGGGTGCACGCTGGCCGCGATCACCAACACCAACACGTTCGTGCAGACCACCAACCCGGCCGGTACGCAGGTCGATAACGGCGCGGGCTACAACAGCGGCGCCGCCCTCGGCACGGGCAACGATTACAGCGCCAACGCCACCGTATTCGACGGCCTGATTTCGCAGGCGATCAACACCAGAATCCTTTCGCCGAGCGGATCGACCACCGCCACCGGCTACTATAAGTCGCTCGACGGGGCCAACCTCACGGCCGACAACTACGGCAACGTGAACGAAATCGACGCGGCTCTGAAATGGTTTTACGACCAATTCAAGGTGACTCCCACGGGCATGTGGGTGGGCACGGCCGCGGCGAAGACCATCACCCAGCTCGTGCTGGCCGGCAGCAGCGGTCCCATGTACCACATCAACATCGACGGCAACAGCAAAGGGATTGCCGGCATGCCGGGCGGGACGCTGGTGCCTGTCTACAACAACAAATTCGCTCCCTACGGGGCGAAGCCGCTGCCGATTACCGTTCACCCCAACATGCCTCCGGGCAAGATCTTCTTCGACTGCGACGAGATCCCCTACCCGCTGGCCAATATCCCCGGATGCTACCGGATGCACATGCTGCGCGATTACTGGCAGCGCTTGTGGCCGCAGACCACGGAGACGCGCTACACCTCGGTGAACCTGTACGGCGTGCTCCAGGTTTACGTGCCGTTTGCCATGGGGTTGATCGACAACGCCGGAAACGCCTAACGGCAGTGGCCAGTGGCCAGTAAAAAAGTTCTCAGTTCCCGGTTCTCAGTTCTCAGTGAGAACCGGGAACTGAGCTCCTCAACTGGGAACTGAGAACCCAGAACTGAGAACTAAGCGATGTCCTACGATCTCTGTTTACTGTCGGACCTGAAAACCCGGCTGAAGATTCCGCCGACGAATACCAACGCCGACGCGGAGCTGCAGGCGCTGATCGATCAGTGCTCTACGGATTTTCACAACGCCACGAACCGGGTGAACCTGTTCACCGCGACCTACACCGAACAGCGCGACGGCCAGGGCGGCCGCAAGATGGTTCTGCTGAACACGCCCATTCAGAGCGTAACCAGCCTCGCCATAAGCACTTTCGTGGTCTTGCAAAGTCCGGACGGCGTGCAGCCGGGCTTCGTTTTCGACAGCACGACGCTGAAGCTGGTGCACCACGTCTTTATCCCAGGCTACGGCAACGTCCTTATTAATTATTCGGCCGGCTTCGGCCCGCAGAGCGGCTTGACCCTGGGCGATCCGGCATTTCCCGACGATCTCGAGCTGGCCGTGCTGGACTGGTGCGAACGGCGGTACCGGATCCGGCAAAACTCCGGGATGACCTCCAAGCATTTGGCCACCGGCGAAAGTGTGACCTTCGATAAAGAGGACATGCCGGAGAATACCGGGCGCGTGATCGAGCGCTATAGGCGGCATGTGCCGATCATGTAGCCGCAGAGGCAGGCCGCAGATTTACGCAGATGAACGCAGATCACAAAAACGATTGTCATCCCGAGCGGAGCGAAGCGAAGCCGAGGGATCTGTAGTCAGGGCACGAGCATGATTAACAGAGAAGCCATCTACGCTGCGTTACTTACCCAGCTCAAGACGCTGGCGCCGGGAACATTTTTGACGGTGAGCCGAAAGCCGCTGACCCCGGACCAGCTCACGCCCGACATGCAGCCGGCGCTGGTGATGGAAGAGACCAGCGATCGCGCCGAGCCTCGGCCGCGCGGGCTGCCTGCCAGGTGGACGTTGGGCGTGGATGTGGGGATCTATTATTACCTCGAATCGGAGCCGGAGACTCCGGGCGTATACGATCCCTCGCCCTCTACCACCCTGAACAACTTGATTGCGGCCGTCGAGTCGGCGCTGGCGCCGGACCCGAACACGGGCGTCCAAACGCTGGGCGGCACGGTCGACCATTGCTGGATTGAGGGCGAAGTGGTGAAGTCGCCGGCGTATCTGCAGGCGCAAGGAGCAGCGATCGTGCCGGTGAAAATTTTGGCCAGCGGATAAGCGGATTTGGTAATTGGGTAATTTGGAAATTTGGTAATCGAAAACCGGGAACGCATGCGGCCGCGCGGGTTGCCTCGCAATTACCAAATTACCAAATTACCAAATTACGAAATTACCAAATCACTGAGAACTGGGAACCGAGAACTGAGAACTGGAGGTTGTAATGAACGTTCAATTTGGCACTGGAGTGCTCTATGCACTGCCTAACGCCGGCAACCTGGCCGCGAACCCTACTCCTTACCGCTTCGGCGTGTTGCAGGAGGCGCAGGTCGATTTCAAAGGCGACCTGAAGAAGCTGTACGGACAGCAGCAGTTCGCCGTCACCAAGGCGCGCGGCAAGATCGATGTCACCGTGAAGTCGAAGCTGGCGGTAATCGATCCGAACATGCTCAACCAGCTTTACTTTGCGCAGGCCGGCGCCGCGGGCATCACCCTCATTTCCGACGGCGAACCGTGGACCGTCGGCCAGCCTGGCGCTTCCGCCTGGGCCAGCACGCACGCTTATTCCGTCGGTAACACCGTCCAGGACAGCAATAGCAACCTTCAGCTCTGCGTGGCGGCCGGAACCTCCGGCAGCTCCGCGCCGACGTGGAAGACCACGGTTGGCCAATACACCGTGGACGGCGCCGGCGGCCTGGTATGGCAGTGCTTAGGGCCGGCGAGCCTGGTCATCACGGTGGCGAACCAGAGCAGTTTCGCCACGGATTACGGCGTCCAGTACGCCAATGGCAGCGGGCAGCTCGCGAAGGTAGCCAGCGGCCCGGCGCAGGGACAGTATTCGGTAAGCGCAGGCGCTTACACCTTCGCGGCGGCCGATGCCGGCGCGGCCATGCTGATCAGCTACAGCTACACGGCCACCTCCCGCGGCGCCAGCCTGACCCTGGTGAACCAATTCATGGGCTACGCGCCGGAGTTCCGCGCATTTCTCTACAACCAGTTCCGCTCCAAGTTTTTTGGGTTGGAACTTTTTAGCTGCCAGGCCAGCGAAATCTCGGTCCCCACGAAGCAGGAAGACTTCTGGATCGTGGACTTCAATTTCGACGCGGCCTGCGATGCCAGTAATAACTTGGGGAAGCTGTATGCAGATTTGAGCTAGTAACAAGTAACAGGTAACAAGTTGCAAGTCGGAGGACCTTCCAACTTGGTACTTGTTACTTGGAACTTGTTACTTTCCCCCGGTCACTGAGAACTGAGAACCGAGAACTAACTATGGATCGCACCGTCAAAATCGATGACCGCACTTATACAGTGGCGCCGCTGCGCTTCGGGCAGGCGCGGGAGATTTTCTCTTCAGGCAAAGACGCGTTCGACGCCAACTGCGAGATGGTGGCCGCGTGCCTGAATAACGGAGAATCTTCGGACCTGGGTGGGAAAGACGCCGACTGGACAGCCGACAAGGTGAAGGATCTCCCCTACCCCGATGGCCAGGCGCTGATGCTCGCCTGTCTGGAGATTAACGGGCTGAAAAAAGTGGGGGAAGAGGAAGCCGCGCAGGTCCGGGCCGACAGCCGAGATCCCGCGGGGCGGGACGAGAGCTGAATTGGTGCTACCTGCGCGGCACGTTGTGCACCGGCTTGCGAAAGCTCCCTTCGGCGATCGATGGCATGCCACTGCCGGACGCGTGGGAACTGCTGGAGTACTGGAATGAGTGGCCGCCCGAACACATGTTGCTGCGCGGTTTCACCGGTTACAAGCCGCCGGTCCCGCGAGGCGGGAGCCGCGAGCTGGGGACAGAGGAGGTCACCTCGCTGACGGGAATGCTCGGTCCGGCCGAGCGGCCGCCGCAGCACATCCACGACCTGGTCGAGTGGGCGGAGAAGATGAAGAGCCAACTACCGCAGGCTTAGCCGCTGATTTGCGCAGATCAGCGCAGATCAGCGGAAATCAGCGGCGAAGGGTTGAATGCCGAGTACAAATCCAATACGCGTAGAGATCACAGCCGACATCAGCCGGCTCGAATCCGGCATGCGCCGAGCGGCGGAAGCGGTGGAGGAATGGGCCAGCGCGACAGGCGAAGCCGGCACGACGGCGAGCTCCGCCTTCGGCGATCAAGAACGTCTTATCGTCGCGCTGCAAAAGCGGATCGTCGCCCTGGAAACCGAAACTGCCAACCTGACCAAGAGCCTGGAGGAGATGGGTGCGCGCGGCGGCAGGGCGGCACAGGAAGCCGCCAAACAACTCGAAGAATACCTGAAAGTGCAGGCCGCCGGACTTGAGGGCCAGCGGCGAGTTGCCGCCACCGGCTTTGAAGCCCAGGCGGCGGAAATCCAAGGCCGCGGCGCACGCGGCGAAATCTCGAAAGTCGACGAACTCACCCAGCTCCGCGATCTCCACCAGGCCGAGCTCGCGGAGGAGATGCGCTACATCAGCGAGAAGATGGCGATCGACGCCGCCGACGAAAAATCAGCGGAGAAACTGGCGCAGGACCGCGCTAAACAGGACGAGATCATCGCCCAGGCCGCGCTGAAACTCGCCAAGGACGAGCAGGCGATCACCACCGCCCAGCAGCAGCAGTATGAGCGCAGTTTCCTGGCCATCACGCGCAACTTCAACACCGCGCTGAACGGCTGGCTGCAAGGCACACAAACCTTCGGCCAGGCCATGACCAAGATGTGGGATGGGATTGCCTTGGCTGCGATCGACAACCTCCTCAAGATCGCCGAGCAGTGGGTAATCGCCATGGCGCTGCACAAGACGATGGCAGCGCAATATATCCTGGCCGACGCTAGTCAGGCCGCCGCCAATTCCTATGCCTGGGCCTCATCCTGGGGCGGGCCGATAGCCGGCGCGATCGCTGCCGCCGCGGCCTGGGCTGGCGCCATGGCCTTCGACACCTTCGAGTACGGCGGCGTTGTCCCGCGCACCGGCGTGGCGATGGTTCATGCTGGCGAGCGCGTTCTTCCGCCCAGCGTCAACACGGTCTTCGAGCGCATGATCGGCCAAGGCAGAGGCGGCGGCTTGAGCGCGCCGATGACGATTGCCATCCACGGCGCCACCGACCCCGGCGCCGTAGGCCGCATGGTGGCTCTGCAGACCAGCGCGCGGATCCGGCGCACGGCGCGGGATTTGGGCTATAGGATTTAGCCGCGGATTTTCGCTGATCTGCGCTGATCTGCGCAAATCAGCGGCGAAGGTTTTTATGGGGAATGCTGTCTTTCCATCGCTGCCCGGGCTGGACTGGAAGGTGAAGCGCACGCCCACCTTCCGCACGCTGATGGAGACTGCGGCCAATGGCTACACCGTGCGTGTCCCGCAACTGATCGATCCGATGTGGATGTTCGAGTGCTCCTTCGAATTCCTGCGCGACGATCCGGTCCACGACGAACTGAACCAGTTGCTCGGCTTCTTCTTGGCGCGCCAGGGCGCTTACGATTCCTTTCTTCTGAACCTCGGCAGCCTGACGCAAAACCCGCTCGATTCTGCGGCGGAAGATCAGCCGCTCACGGTGGATGTGAACAACTGCGCGCCGCTGGTGCGCACGCTGGGACCCAGCCAATACGCGGAGGCAATCTACGAACTGAACGGCACGCCGGTGATCAAGCAGGGCGGCACGGCAATGACCTCCGGCTACACGCTGTATACGCCAGCGCAGACGGCCGCGGGCGCGCTGAATGCGAGCGGCATCGCCTACTCCGGCAACGTGGTGCAGTTCGCCAGCACGCCGAGCGCGCCGATCACCGCCGACTTCGGTTTCTACTACCGCGTAGTCTTCAGCGTCGGAAAGGGAACAAGTCAGGATCCGCAGCTCGGCAACGATCAGCAAGAGTTCGCCATGCTCTGGCAGGCCATGTACGAGGCGCAGGAGATCACCATGGTTACGGCGAGGGAATAATGAAAATCCACCACAGAGACACAGAGCCACAGAGAAAAACCAGGCTGGGGATTTCCCTAAATTCTCTCTGTGCCTCTGTGTCTCTGTGGTAGGTGTTTGTCTTTATGCGCACATGCATTGCAGGGAACGGATCAGACCAGACGACGGCTCTGGTTGCTTACCTAAAGGCCAACCGGCAGTTGCTGTGTGCCGATCTGTTCCAGCTCCAGACCTATGTGCAGGGCGAGGTGTGGTCGCAGAATGTTCTGCTCACCAATTTCGACCGGCCGCTCACCTGGAGCCAGGTGGGCACTTTTGTTCCGGGCCGCATTTCGCGAGGCACGATCGACAGCAAAATCGGCCTCGATGTGAGCTCACTCGACCTGGACTGGCATCTGCGCTCCTCCGATGTGTTCTATTCCCCGGCCGGCCAGCAGCCGGTGACGATGCTCCAATCCTTCCAGCGCGGCCTGTGGGACAACGGCCGGGTGACCATCTATCGGACGGTGATGCCCACATTAGGCGACTGCAACACCTATGGCGCAATGACGATGTTCTCCGGTCGCGTCGCCGAGACCACCATGACACGCACCGGCGTGAAGCTGAAGGTGAATGCGCTCACGGAACTCTTCGATCTCCTGGTCCCGACCAATACGATCGAGCCCACCAACGTGATGAGCCAGTACGGGGTGGGCCAACCACCTGCCGGCATGACCACGGCGCCAACCTTTCAGGTAACCTCGGCGCCGAGTGTGGGCGAGATCATCGGTACCTGCACGGCGCCGACGAACGGCCAGGTGTTCCCGGCCGACACCTTCGACTTCGGTTATATCCAGTTCAACTGCGGGACATCGCTGGGCAAGATGCGCCGCAGCGTCTGGTTTTTCAGCGGCAGCGGAGCCTTTTACCTGTACGATCCGCTGCCCTGGCTGCCGCAGCTCGGGGAGAGCTTTACCGCTTATATTCCGTTCGCGCGCAGCTCGACACAATTGATCAGCAATGAGCCGCACACGATTCCGGGCAACATTCCCGTGGGACAGTTGCCGACGCTGGTGGTGAATCAGTCGCCGTGGGTGAGCGATGCCGGCGTGACCTATGCGAATGGACAAGCCCTAACGCTAGTCGGCGCATCGCCGGGCCAAGGCCAGTACTCAGTGACGCTCAACAGCGATGGGGTCACCGCGACCTACACCTTCGGCACGCCGGACGAGACCCAGCAGGTGCTGATCAGCTATCGCGTGCTCACAGCCGCCGGCTATATGGGGTTTCCGTATGTGCCGGCGCCGGAACAGTCGGCCTAGCCGCTGATTTACGCAGATGAACGCAGATCTATGACCGAACAAGAACAACGCGCGAAAGTCATAGCCGAGGCTAAGGCCTGGCTGCGCACGCCCTTTCATCATGCCGCGCGGCTGAAAGGCATTGGGGCCGACTGCGAGACTTTTATCTGCGAAGTCTTTTCGGCCGCGGGACTTTTCACCGCGCAGAATATTCCTTATGTGCCTTCGCAGTGGTTTCTGAATACGAAGGAAGAGCTGTACCTGAATTATTTGAGCAAATATGCGGCCGAGTATGTGCCTGGAGTGGCGCTGGTCTCCAGGCCGGCGGGCGCCAATTCTGGAGCTGGGCAGCCCGCCGCCGAGGACGGCGGCGCTACTCAGCCCCAGCCCGGCGACATTATTTGCGTGAAGCATCGCTGGGTCTATTCGCATGGCGCGATCGTCGTCGCGTGGCCGAAGGTGATCCATTGCTTCCCGCCATGTGTGATGGAGAGCCACGCGCACTACAATCCCGCATTTGCCAGCCGTGAAGTGAAGTTTTTCAACCCCTGGGGACTAGCCGCAGATCAACGCGGATCAGCGCAGATCAGCGGCCAAGGCGTTCGGCCATGA